ATAATTTATCTGTAGTAACTACTAAAGTTTTTGATGTTGGAATAGTAGTTGAGTTGATAGTTAAACCAGATACGTTTGCGTAAGTAGTACCTGAAGCAATGGTTGTGCTACCAAGAGTAGGTGCTGAATATGAAGAAGCAGTTGATATTGCATTCCATACTGAACCGCTGTAAACATACATAATACTACTGCCGGAGTTAAAGTATGTGGCACCAGTAATAAGAGTATTGCCTTGGTTATCTAACGTAGGAGCAGAGGCAAAAGAACCTAGGTAATAAGTTTTGTATGTGTTGTAAGTAGTAAGGGAACTAGAAGCCGATGTTGCTGCGCTTGTAGCAGAGGTAGCAGCACTGCTAGCAGAAGTAGCCGCCGCGCTAGCGGAGTTACTTGCAGTAGTTGCATAACCTGAGATACTAGATACAGAAGCAGCAGCAGATGTAGCAGAAGTAGCAGCAGATGTAGCAGAAGTAGCAGCAGCGGTTGCTGAGGTAGCGGCTGAGGCAGCCGATGTAGCAGCAGCGGTAGCAGATACGGCAGATGAACCTTGGCTAGTTAAAGATGATGATGCGGAAGTAGCAGCCGAAGCAGCAGATGTCGCTGCAGCAGTCTGTGAAGCAGCCGCTGAAGTTGCTGAGGTAGCAGCAGCAGTCTGGCTTGTAAGGGCACTAGAGGCGCTTGTAGCGGCGCTGGCGGCACTTGTAGCAGCAGCAGTAGCCGAACCTAAGATTGAGTCTACATAGTTCTTAGGGGTGGCAGATGTAGTTGTCATACCTGTGCTAGAAAGACCGGTAATAACTGGAGTACCGTTAATAATAGGACTGGTGATTGTTTTGTTAGTCAGGGTTGTTGTGGAGTCCGTAAGGTCTACTGTTCCTGATGTGTTAGGAAATGTTATTGTGCGGTTAGCTGTAGGGTCTACAACGTTAAGGGTAGTTGAGTAAGCATCTACGGTTGCACCTTGGAATGAAATGCCAGCATCATTTTCCGTGGTTCCTGTAAGGATAGGTGAGATAAAAGTTTTGTTATAAAGAGTTTGAGAATCTTGAGTTCCAACTACCGCTGAGGTGGATGCTAGTCCGTGTATGCCATTGCTAGACTCAATGTGGGTGTTAGCCTCACGTAGATCACGACCGATAATCATGTGGCGGACTACCGCACCTGCTGAGTGATCTTGTGCAGAGGAGCCGTCAATGGCACGGGTGATAGTTAAATTGTTAGAACTTATTGCGGTAACGTCTACTACTTCTTCAAGAGCCGTATCTGGATCAATGACAACCGTAAAGGTTTGTCCTGTGCTGACTGTTGCACCGCCTAGCAAGGTAGTAGCAGAGACAACAGGAATGATTGTGGCACCAGATGAAACTGAGCCAGTGAGTGTGGTCTGCTGGGACCGGGAGGTATATTTACGAGTTGTCATCTATTTACCTATCTTGAATAATGAACGCGGGCTGGGAATTGAAGTTTTTGTTTTAGCGATTCTTCTTCAAGACGCGCTAGGTACATTTGTTGTAATTGCTTGGTAGCGTTTGAACCTGTGCCGTAAGGACGCTTAGTATCAAATTCATCTGCAGCAGCAGAAGTTACGGACATACGAGCAGGGTCTATGTAAGAGACCAGACGTGCTGCAGCACCGTAAATAACTACGTCTCTCATAGATGTAGGCAAGCCAGTAATTGATTCAAAGTTATCTGTATCATCGGCTAGTTGGTTAGGCAAGTGAGCGTAGACAATGTGCATGGTACGTCCAGGCAAGATGTTGTCGTAGACAGATACAGTACGGCTGTAGCCACTGCTAGGTCCGTCAGGAGACGAGACACCCCAATAGGCTGTGTCTGCTAGTGGGTCCCAACGCCATTGACGAATAGGCAACCACTCACGTGTAGGACCAACGGTCTGCCACGCCATGTGTAAGATTTGAATTGCTTCTGATGGAACCTGATAGGTAGTCCGAGAAGCTAGGAAGGTAACGTCGGTAGCACCAACAGCAAATACCTTTGGGTAGACAGAGTTGATAGTATCGTTGATAGCCCGTGCTATTGCTACCTTTGGATAGGTAGGGGTAATAGTTACCTTTGTGTTAATGGTATGAGCCGCAGCAGTTGTTGAATTGTATCCGCGTCCGAACGGAGCAATGGTAATAGTGTTAGCCTGCCGGTCATAGGAATCTACCCACATCATTTCATTATCAATTTCAATAATGCCCTTACCAATGTTTTCAGTAGAACCTACAGATAAAACAAGATCGCCTGAAGTACAGGCAGCAGTCAGGTAGGTAGCACGGTCTTGGCGATAGGTAAAGCCTTGAATGTTTAAAGCCGTGTCATCAATTAAATTCTTAAATGTAGTTGCCATTAGGAAGCTATAGTCCTTAATGCGGTAACAATCTCTAGGTACTGAGCAGGGTCTGTGATACCTGCTAGTTCACTAGCTACTGCGTTACGCTCTTTGTAGGCTGGTGGTTGACGTGTAGATGAAACCTTGTAGTTCAATGCTGCAATAATGCCTAGTCCGTTTGTGCCTGCCCATGCATTGGCAGCACCTTGCTCATCTTTGTAAGCAGTTAGTGCTGGGTAGTTACCACCATTAGCAAGGCGGTTAAGTTCGTCGCGGACTGTAGAGCCCGGAAATCCATAGAGGGTATAAGTCGTGCCGTTATAAACGGCTGTACCATAGGTAGCCATTACCACTTCACCTTGTCTGCCCAGTATGCGGCACTCATTTTTCCTTTAGCAATATTCTTAGCATGACGGGCTTTAAAGGAAGCCTGACGTGCTGTTGGTTTATGGTCACCGACCACGCCCTGTTGTCCAAAGCGAATTGTCTTTACCTTGTCGCCTTCCTTTGCTACAACCACATGTGATTTAGTAGGATGGCTAGGTGTGCGCTTAGGCTTGTTGAAGCCTGATACTCCAGCTCTGGTTAGACGTGAATCGGTTGCCATAATTATTTTCCTTTTGCTTTGCCTTTAACCTTCATCAGGTTAGGATTTGCTTTCTTTGCAGCAGGGCTAGCTTTGCGAGCACCGGCAGCAATGATTGCGCCAGCCTTATCCATTGATAGTCCTTGCTTCTTTGCTACTGACTTCTGTGCGGCTTTAAAGCCCATGCCCTTAGCCATTAGTTGGTACCTGAACTGTCGTAGGTTCCACCTTTGATGCGACTCTTTTGAAGAGCATCTTGAGCTTTGCCTATCATCTTGTCCCTAGTTGCAGGGCTTATGATCTTAGGAAGTGGCTTGTGACCTACAGTTTTGTTAAAGTTAATCGGACCTTGAGCTTTAACTGCACCCTTAGTCTGTCCACCAATGGTTCCGTGTTGGACCGTGTTGATGTGTCGATTATCAACTGCATCACTTCTTACACCGGGATTAGGAACCCCAGGTGTTGGGATTCTGTTTGGCATTACTTAGCCCGTCCACCTTCAGGTTGGACGTAGATACCTTCAACAACTTGTGAAGGACCCATGCCTGTCTTGCCTACGTGTGGCTGTGCTACGTTGGCAGCAGCAGGTGCTACGCCTCCGTGGAAGTCAGCCTTGTTTACTGACGATACGTCTGTAGCTGCGCTACGAGACTTTGGTGACATCATGTCTGACATTATTCTTTTCCTTTTCCATATGGGGGTGGTACATCAAAGCCTTTGATGATTGACGCATCTTGACCTGACGCAACTCTGACTGGTGCTTTGATTGTGACGGCTGTATCAGCGCATCCGCATTGTGTGCACATAGTTACTTACCTTTCTTCATAATTCTTTTTGCTAATGCCTTGTCCATTTTCATATCAGCTTTAGGAGATGGCTTCTTTGCATCCATCTTTGTATCAGCTTTTTTGAAGGCAGCCTTTTGTGCAGGCTTCATGCCCTTCATGACCTTGGCGTCTTGTTTCTTGTCGTTGTGCATTGCCATTAGACTGCTCCTACTTCTTTCATGACCTCTACGGTCTTTTCATTTATGAAATTGGCTTTTGGCATCTTGCTGCCGTTGTAAGGTTTGTTAAGAACCTCTGAGGCTTCAAGCGCTTTCTGTACAGCAGCACGTGATGTTCCTTCAGGTTGAACCCCTTGGGCACGGGCATCTTTGTAGTAAGCCAATTCTTTGTCCCACTTTTTCTGGGTGGTACCAGAGGCAACAATGCTGCCCTTAGCATCTCCTGCGTTGAGTTGTATGCCTTTGGCTTTACACCCAAAGCAGTCCGGTCCACACTTGGTGTGGTCAACGAAGATGTCATCTTGATATTCAAAAAGTTCTACTGATGTAACATCACACTTGGTACATCCATAAAGGGCTGGACGTTCCTTGACGTCTCCGTCTACCAACTCGTAAGCCCATTCAACTATCTTGGGTACGTGAGTATGATTACTCTGAGAAGATGTTTGCTCCGTATCCTGCATTGATTAGTTCCGTCCTTTGTGTATCGTTTATATAGTGCTTATAGCCACCACGGAATAGGAAGCCATGGTCTGCTTCTGCAGTCTGGTCTTCTGTTGGGTAGCGAATCTCTTGCCAGACTCCATTAACACGCAGGACTGTTACACCACGGGTCAAGCGAAAACGGACAAACAAACGTCCACCACCGGCAGGACCTTCCGACACAGTCGGAGGTAAAAAGTAATAAGCCATTGTGCTCCCTTAATAGTGGACTTACCATAAGGCTGGATTGCTCCAGCCCTACAGTCAATTAACTATTAGTAGTCGATTGAAGAAGAAGTCTCTACGCGGTAGAGTGCTTCATCACGGTAGATGGAGAAGCCAAGTACGCCGTACCAGCCGAGTGGGCGGTGACGCATCAACTTATCAACAACCGGTCCGATAACAACATGTGGTTCTTCAGCCACTGCTTCAGCAAGAGCTTGTTGTCCTGCGAAGTAAGTGTTGAAGACGTTTGTCTCATGTGTAAAGGTAACTGTTGCACCAGAGGTAACACCAGCAGATGTGATTGCTGTGTCAAGTGTAACGTTTGTACCTGAGATAGATACAACGTTTGCAGTTGCAGCAACACCAGTTCCAGCAACAAGGTCAGAGACCAAGATACCTGAAGTAGATGTAACAGCAAGAACATATGCACCAGAAGCAGCAGCAGCTGTTGTGGTTGTGGTTGATGTTGACTTAGCAGCACCCTTGAAATCGTTGTACATACGTGGTGATTCTACGTAGAATGCACCTTCGTAAGTTCCGATTTCGCCTGCCCAGATTTCATCATTTGATTGGTACTCATGTGGCTGACGCCATGAACCTACGCCTGTTTCGGCGCGAAGGTCGTGAGCAACTTCTGGGTGGATACCTGCCCAGTACAAGGAACCCTTACGTGGGATAGCCTTGTTGGTACGTAGCTTAGCAACTGCCTTACGAGCAACTGCTGAAGTGAAAGTATCTGAAGATGTTAGTGTTGCAGTTGAAGTACGTGCGCCACCGTATAGTGCGTTAGTACCTGTGCGAAGCACGTTCTGCGCGACTGTATCGATAGAGTCTGCAAGGTTGTACGCAATGATGTTAGCAACGGCTGGGTCTACGTCAGCAAGGCTGAAGAGTTCCAAAGCACGTGTAACAAGTACTGCGTTACCATACTCAGCAAGAGTAATGGTTGTGTATGTTGGGGTAGCCAGTGCTACTGCATCTGGGTCAACTGCTTCAGTCAGAGTTGCGGTCTGTTGAGTCAGGTCGACATAGCGTTGCAATACAACTGAGGAACCCGGAATGCTCTGACGAGCAGGGGTCTTATCTGCGACTTGGCGGATAAGTGGCTGTGCACGAAGCGCGAATTCGATAAGACGGTCATAAGCCTTTTGGACTAGACCAGCGCTTCCTACTGTACCTCCGAGTGTTGAGGACCCGGTGGTGGTATATGCGTTTGCCATTTGTTGCACCTCCTTATGAGGATGTTAGATTCGGTTGATTAAAAATTCCCAGATTGAATCATGGCGATAATCTCTTCTGCACTAGTGGCATCATTGATTCGCTGGAATCCATCCTGAGCTCTGTCGGGTGTTAGTGCACCCTGAGTAACAATGTCCTGTTGGCGTAGTGCCGCTAGGTCAGCTTGTTGTTGAGGGTCTGCCTGAGACTTAGTTTCTAATCCAAACAAATCAGCGTTATCATCGAGCCAGTGCGAGACTGACTCCTCGTTAACATCTGTTAAGTCATTAAGTATTAGACGTGCTGCCTTAGGGTTGACACCCTTTTGATTTAGGACTTCTTTGACAACTCGCTCACGCTGCACCTTGGATAAACCCTCAAGTTGCTCAGTGAGTTCTTTGATTCTTTTTTCGTCTGCCCGCTTAGCCTTACGCAGTTTCCTTAGTAAGTCACTGCCATCATTGCTTTGCGGAGCGGCGTCTTCTAAATCGAAGTCGTCGTCATCTTCCCAATCGTTTGTTGCCATAGCAACCGTTCTCCCATTCTGTTAGTTGTATCGCAGACCTCATCAAAGTTTGGGGAAACTATGATGGCTTCTACTACCAGTCTTAATACGCTGCGTGGTGCTGGTCTATCCACGACAGGAATCTATTTAGAACTTACCTTGAATTGACTTTCCAAGGGAACCGCTATACCCGGCACCAACGTTGGCTCCTATAACGCCAGAGCGTCCAGCGAAAGAACCTTCTTCTAGTTGCTTAAGAGCAAGACGTTTACGTTGTGCTTCTGCTGATGTACCTGTTCCAAAGACTTCAGACTCGGCGGTTGCTTGGTCATATTTCTGACCGTATATCTGACCCAACTTGTTAGCGGTTGGCAGTATGTCTCCTACTTTACCGTAGCCAGCAATGGCTTGTTGTTGGGTAACTCCAAACTTAGCCAACGCTTCTGCGTTAGCAACATTAGTAGTCAACCCTTGGTCAACAGCGGCAGCACCAATCTGTGCTGCATTTGTTTTCTGTTGAAGAGCAGCAAAGTTATTGGTTGGGTCTAGGTAGTACTTGACTAAATCGTTTGAGTTAACGTTATAGAAAG